GGGGACCCTTGCAAGGAACAAACGACCGCGACACTGCCTTTGCAGCCCTTTGTGCCCAGATCGGCGCTGTCATCCGTGCAGACCGCACGCTCGGCGGGCGTTGCGATTGGGTTGAGGCGGAAGCGCCGCAGCCGGTGGACCTGCCCGTTGAGGGGGCGGCCAGTCTGAAGGCGGCGGTAATTTCGGTCGTGCTGCATTATTCAACGTCAGACCCGCTGGCCTGACCCACCCCACAACCTGAGGAGAACACAATGGCACGCGCACAAGGAGCGCGGGCGCAGATGGCGCTCGCCTACGAATCCGTCTACGGCACGCCGCCCGCGAGCGGTTATTTCAAGATGCCCTTCGCCAGCTCGACGCTTGGCGCGGAGCAACCTCTGCTCGAGTCCGAGCTGCTCGGCTACGGCCGGGATCCACTCGCGCCGATCAAGGAAGCGTTGACCAGCGATGGCGACGTGGTGGTCCCAATTGATGCGATCGGCTTTGGCTATTGGCTGAAGGCCACCTTTGGCGATCCGACCACGACCGGCGCGGAGGCTCCCTACACTCACGAATTCCGCTCGGGCAGCTGGACCCTTCCAAGCCTCGCCATCGAGATCGGCATGCCGGAGGTGCCGCGCTTTGCGATGTACGCGGGCTGCGTGGTGGACCAGTTGTCCTGGCAGATGACGCGCTCCGGCCTACTGACTGCCTCCGTCAGCCTCATTGCTCAGGGCGAGACCCCGGCAGCAGCCACGGGCGCGGGCACGCCGACCGAGATCGCGCTGCAGCGGTTTGGCCACTTCAACGGGGCGATCAAGCGCGATGGCGTAGCACTTGGCAACGTGGTCTCGACCCAGATTACCTATGGCAACAATCTGGACCGTATCGAGACGATCCGCGCCGACGGCAAGATCGACGGGGCCGATCCCTCCATGGCGATGCTCTCAGGCAGCATGGAGGTCCGCTTTGCCGATACCACGCTGATGGACCAGGCGATCAACGGCACGACCTGCGCGCTTGAGTTCGCCTACACCCTGCCCACCGGCGAGAGCCTGACCTTCACCGCGCATTCCGTTTACCTCCCGCGTCCGCGCGTCGAGATCGGCGGGCCGCAGGGCGTGCAGGCCACGTTTGATTGGCAGGCCGCCAAAGACGCTGCCCTGGGGCGCATGTGCACCGTAACGCTCATCAACGATGTGGAGACCTATTGATCATGCTCAAGCTTGACCTCTCGACCGACCCCCGCTGGCTCGATCTCGCCCCCGGCGTCCGCGTGAGCCTGCTCCCGCTCACCACAGCGCTGATGGTGACCACCCGAAACGATCCCAGCATCGAAGCCCTTCCCGAGGACGCGACAAACGAGGACCGCGCGCTGGTCTTTGCCAAAGCGCTGGGCCGACGCGCCGTGGTGGAATGGGAGGGCGTGGGCGATATGGACGGCAACGTTCTGGACCTAACGCCCGAAGGTGTCGACGCCTTGCTCGACATCTATCCGATCTTCGAGGCCTTCCAGGCGGGTTACGTCGCCAAAGCACTGGTATTGGATCAGGAAAAAAACGTCTCCGCGCCCTTGCCGACTGGCACTTCAGCGGGGGCGATCGATACTGCGAGGCTTGCGAAGCCCTCGAGGCTTACGAAGCCCGCGAGGCCTGCAAAGTCCCGTGCCCGGAGTGCCCAGCCAAAATAAACCGCCCGCTTACCTTCGAGGGCGCGCAGGTCTGGGACCTGGTCGGACGGCTGGGTGGCCAGCTGCGGGCAACGCAGAAGACCATCCTTGGCTGGGACATGGGTGCTGCGCTCGCAATGGCGCGTGCCCTTGGCATTAACGGCCTCGTGGCGATGGAACTGCTGCCCGAGATCGAAGCCATCATGGTCAAACGCGTGAACGAACAGATTGGAGCCCAGGATGGCCGATAAACGTGTCTTCGTGCGCCTCGCTGCTGTTGGCGGACGACAGGTCAAGGCGGAACTGACCGGCATTGGCGACGCCGGGGCCCGTGGCCTCGGTCGGCTGTCGCGCGAGGTCGATGTGGCCAACGCACGCCTTGCCGCCTTCACGCGCCGGGCCACGATTGCAGCGGCGGCCGCAGGTGCAGCTGTGGTGGCAGCCGGTGCTGCGATGATCCGCTCCGGACTGCAAACCATTGACGAGACCGCCAAGCTGGCGCAGTCGCTGGATACCACCGTCGAAAGCTTGCAGGTGCTGGAGCGTGCCGCTGACCTCTCGGGCGTCTCCATGGGCAATGTCGAGCAGGCAACGGTGCAGCTGACACGACGGTTAAGCCAGGCGGCTGCTGGTGCGGGTCCTGCCGTCGATGCGCTTGACCGCCTTGGTCTGTCGGTCAGCGAGTTGCAAAACCTGCCGCTCGATCAGCGCATCGCTTTGATCCAGGACCGGCTGGCGGAGTTCGTGCCGGAGGCCGAGCGCGCTGCTGTCGCCTCCCAGCTCTTTGGCGATCGCGCAGCCCTCGTGTTTACGCGGATCGATACCGCCACGCTGCGTCAGGCCACCGCCGATGTGAATGATTTTGGCATCGTGGTCTCCGAGCAGGACGTGGACCAAATCGAGCGCACGAATGATGCGATCTCCCGCCTCGGTCTGATCTGGCGCGGCGTCTCAAACCAGCTGGCGGTCGCTGCCGCACCCGCGCTTGAAGCAGTGGCAGATGCGCTGGCGGCCATGGCGCGCACAACCGGTCCTCTTGGAAGCGCCATTCAGGGTCTGTTTGAGAACATTGGCCGACTGACCACATTTGCGGTGACCTTCGCGGGCGTGATGGCAGGCCGGTGGGTGGCGGGGCTCGTGGCCGCGACCTTCTCGGTCAGTGGGCTGGTGACGGGTCTGGTCTTTCTGCGCGCAGCGCTGATCCGCACCGGCATCGGTGCGCTAATCGTGGGCGCAGGCGAGCTGGTCTATCAGTTCACGCGGCTGGTTTCTGGCGCGGGCGGGTTCGGCAACGCGCTGGACCTGCTCAAGGACGTGGCGGTTGAGGTCTGGGACCGGGTATCGCTCAGCGCGGATGCGGCTTGGGCGCGCGTGGAAGCCGGATGGGCCACGGCGCAGGCTGGTATTTATGACGGTCTGCAAGATGCAACAGCGGCGGTGGTCGGCTGGGCAAACAGTACCGTCAACACCTTCGAGGGCACGTTTTTGGCGGTGCAGGCCATCTGGGGCGCGCTGCCGGATGTGTTTGAGCGCGTTGGTGCGCTTGCAATCAATGGCCTAGTCGAGGTGATGGAGACCGGCATTGCGGGCATTACCGAGGCGGTCAACGGCGTATTGACCCTTGGCGGTCTGCGTCCCGAATGGGCCATCGCAGCCCCTGATCTCTCGGAATGGAAGTCTGCGGTCCCGGAAGCCGTCAACCTGGGAGAGCGTGCGCGGGAGGCCTACGACAGCGCCTTCTCGGACAATCCCTTCCAGGTGCCTGAGCTCTTTGGCGGTATGGCAGATGATGCGCGCGGTCGGGCAGCAGGCTATTCCGAGGCGGCAGGCATGCTCACGGACGCAGCGTCCCGTCCCATGACGGCCTGGCAGGCGCTGAAGGATGCCATTTCTGGTGCGGGCGATGAAGGCACGGCGGCGCTCGAAAGTGCCGCGACCTCGGCGGACCGGTTTAACGATGCGCTGGAGGAGACCGAGGATCAGGCAGGCCGCGCAGGTGGTGCTGCAAAGCAGGCGGGTGCCGACGCAGCTGAAGGTGCCGAGGCAGCAGCCACTGGCTGGCAGGCGGTTGTGAATGCGGTCAGCGAATATGCCGACAAAGCCCGCGATGTGGGCGCGGACATCGGCAACGTGCTCGTGAGCGCGTTTCAAAGTGCGGAAGACGCGATCGGCAACTTCGTCAAGACCGGCAAGCTTGATTTCAAAGGCTTGGTCACCTCAATGATCGCGGACCTTGCCAAGCTCGGGGCGCGCAAGTTTATCCTCGGGCCCATCGCCAATGCACTCTCCGGCGCGCTCGGAAATCTCGGCGGCATGTTTGCCGGTGTGTTCCACCAGGGCGGTATGGTCGGTGGTCCTGCGCCCTCGCGCATGGTCCCGGCCATGGCTTTCGCCAACGCGCCGCGCCTGCATAACGGCGGCTGGGCCGGGCTCAAATCCGACGAGGTCCCGGCGATCCTGCAGCGTGGCGAGCGCGTACTGAACCGCCGGGAAGCCCAAAGCTACAGCGGCGCGGGTGGGCCGCGCGAAAGCGCCCCCGTCGTCAATATATCGATCCAGACCCGCGACGCCGAGAGCTTCCGCCAATCGCGCACGCAGGTCGCAGCCGATATCTCGCGCGCGGTCTCCATGGGCCGGAGGGGCATGTAATGGCGTTTCACGAGGTGCAGTTCCCCGACAACATCAGCCGCGGTGCACGCGGCGGACCGCAGCGGCGCACGCAGATTGTTGAGCTGGCATCGGGCCGTGAGGAGCGCAACGCCAGCTGGTCCGCCTCGCGCCGCCGCTACGATGTCAGCTACGGCATTCGCCGCGTGGATGATCTGCACGCGGTGGTCGCGTTCTTCGAGGCGCGGCTGGGGCGGCTCTACGGGTTTCGGTTCAAGGACTGGGCCGATTACAAGTCCTGCCCGCCCTCAAAAGGTGTGTCCGAGATGGACCAGGTGATCGGCACCGGGGATGGCGAGACCACAGAGTTCGCGCTGACCAAGGCCTACGGCACCGCGCCGCACATCTATCAGCGCCGCATAGAAAAGCCGGTGGCCGACACAGTTCGCGTCGCGCTGGGCGGAGCAGAGCAGTTCAATGGCTGGTCCATCGATAATGACACCGGGATCGTCACGTTTGATGCGGCTCCAGAATCCGACGTCTCCATCACAGCTGGCTACCAGTTCGACGTCCCCGTCCGCTTCGACAGCGATCTGATGGACGTAACCCTCGACATCGAGCGTCTCGGCTCGATCACCTCAATCCCGCTTGTGGAACTCCGCCTCAGCTAAGGACCCCGCCCATGCAAACCTACACCGCCCTTGAACATCGCCCTGGCGATACGCCCCAGCTTTACGACATCGACGGCGGGCTTGTTGCGCAGAACGCAGACGGGAAAGTCGTCCGCCTCAATTCCAGCCAGCAGGTCACAGCCGTCGCGCCAGTGCCGATCGAGGCCGAGGAGCGATACGCGTTTCGCGCGGTGTTTCGACGTGCCACAAACAGCCCTGATCCGTCCGACGACGCTATTGCCTGCGGCATCGACTGGCTGGCGGCGGACAAGACCGCGCTGTCCAGCACGATCATCGAGACAATTCTCAATTTCACCAACGCGGATGGGCGCCGCGAGGTCCGCACCTCGGTCGTGGCAGAAGCCGATGGCCCATCCAGCGTGGTGGCCCCCGTCGGCGCACGCTACGCGGTCCCATGGGTGCGCACGTTCGGGATAAACCACGCCACCGACGTCGAGGTCTGCAGCCTTGAGCGGTTGCCCTTCGTGTCGGTACCCGTGGCGCGCACCTTCTACGTCACCATGGACGGCAAGGACCTCAATGAAGGCAACTCGCTGACCTCGCCCCTGGCCAGCATTGCCGAGGGCCTCGCGCGCGCTGCAGCCCTCGCGTTGCCCGCCATCGTGATTGTCCAGCCCGGCGAATACACCGTGCCGCCAGATACGGTGATCCCCGCCAATTGCGCCCTTTACGGCTATGATCTGCGCGTCACCAAGCTCAGCCTGCCGCCCGGCCAGGAGGTGAACAACATGTTCCAGATGTCCAACGGCATCAAAGCCCGCGGCTTCACCTTCTCAAACCTGCGCCATGAGCCCTACACCCTGGCGGGCGGACCGCCGCAAAAGGGCTGGGCCTTCGTCTTCAAGCCCGGCGAGGTCCTCACGCGATCGCCCTATATTGCAGATTGCTCGCAGCTGCATGCCTTCACCCAAGACCAGATGGCCCTGCCGATCGACAAAGCCGCAGGCAATCCCCTGATGCCGCGCGGCGGGGGCAACCTGCTGGCCGACGGCTCGGTCCTCGCCCCATCCTCACCACTGCGCTCGGTCGTGGTCGACAGCTTTACCGCGATCAATCCCAATGGCGTCGGCTACGCCGTCACCCGCAACGCCTTTGTCCAGCTGGTCTCGGTCTTTACCAACTGGGCCCGCGTCGGCCTTTGGGCCCATAATGGCGGGCAGATCACCGTCGCCAACTCCAACAACACTTTTGGCGATTACGCCCTCGCCGCGACGGGGTTTCGCAACACGGTCCAGATCGAAGGGCTGTCAGGCACCGGCGTGCTGGCCACTTACACCGCCGCCGCAAACACCCTCACCGCCCAGACCGAGGCCATCATCACCGCTGTGATGGGCACGCGCTATCCAACCCTTGCAGGCTTCAATGGCCTCTCGGACCGCGACAAAGCCTTCACCGAGCGCGACACCCGCACCCTGCTGCGAAGCCTCATCAATGATCTGCGCTCAGGGCAGGATCGCGGCGCGCAGTCCTTTGCCAAAGGGCTCTTTGACTGGAACGCCAATTACGCCTTTTCTGTTGCCCTCGTGCCGCTCTTCCTAGCTACCTGGGAGCAGATTCGCCTCGAGCTGGTCGACCGGATCACCAACAACGCGGCCCAAGCGATGATCACCGCCCTGATCGGATTGATCTCGGATGTCATCACGC